CGGTGGTGAAGAAGATTCTGGCGAATTCGGCGGTGAAGAAGACGAAGAAGGCTTCTGGGACGAAGACGAAGAAGAACTTGCAGGTGCCAAGGAATTCACAAAGGAAGTTAACTTCGGTAAAAACAACAAGGTCAGTAATCTTAAGGTTCAAAACCAATATGTAACAGGTAGTTATACAGACAAGACGGGTGTAAGTGATGAATATGGTCACTCACTCATTAACGCTAAGCAAGTTGGTATGGGCAAAGATCCTAAAGTCAAATCAGTACTTAAAAGCGCTGGTGGTAAGAAAGTGTTTGAAGTCTAATTTTTAACTAAAAATTTAATAAAGCCCTGTAGTTTCTCACTACAGGGCTTTTTTTGTATAAATAATAATATGGTAACGTTTAGTGACTACTTACTCGAATACAACAAGAATAAAGAAAAATCTTTATTCTTCGGTATAGCAAAAATGAAACATGGCAACAACGGTAAGGACTGGAATAGAGCTCATGAGAGAAAACACATTAATACTGTTACTAAAGAGTACAACCATAAGCACCCTATTATAAACAGTATATGCCAAGGTAAAGCAGATAATGTACCTATTACAGGTGTAAATCTTAATAATATATTAAAGCTTTATAGTATGATATTTGAACCAGGTCTTAAGACTATAGGTAACTCAGATGTTGAAATAGAGATGTTTGAGGATGAAGAAGGCAGACAACACGGTAGATTGAGAAATAAGAAAAAGAAAACTTTACCGTATGGCTTGTAACCCTAATCAAATTAACTGTAATAGTAATAGTCCTGGAATGGATTGGTATAACGCTGCTGCAGAATCACCAGAGTGTAGTCAATTCTTTGATCCATCTAACTTTCAAGCTGAACAGGTAATATATGATGCTGCTTATCAGGATATGATCAATAGCTTTGGTATACCTATAGATTACTATATTAATACATTTAATTTATCAGCTGCAGATACACTTTATGGTGAGCAACCTACAGCTATATTTTACGGTCCCGTTTCTTTACAAATGTATGTAGAGCTTACTGAACCTGCAGTTAATCTTTCTAAATTTGGTTTTGCTTCTGATGATGAGATGACCGGATTTCTACATATACAAACGTTTATGGATGCAGTATCTGGAAAACGGTTCTATATACGTACATCAACAGGTAATATACTATCAATTAACGAATATTTCTCACAAAATAAAAGAGCGGTAGGTATAAATGATACACTAATGAGTCAGTTCACAACTAATGGTCAAGTACTTGAACCAAAGTCAGGTGATCTTATACAGTTATCACCTTTGGGTTGTGATAGACCAAATGGTCGTGGTGCTAAGATATTTGAAGTGACAGAAAGAGTAGATCAAGATGTTGCTTCTTTAAATCCTCTTATGGGACACTATGTTTATAGATTAAGAGCTAAACGTTACGAATATTCATTCGAACCTGGCGCTCCACAAGAACAACAGAATCAACAGGTATTTGAGAATGCGTTCTCTGGTAAAAAATCTTCTACTATAACAGGTCAAGTATCATCAGCTCCTAAATCGTATCCAGGCGATGTAGATACGGAGTCACAGACAAAAGTGTTTGATATGACTGCTAATGAGACAGATATATACGGTACGTATTATTAATTGTATAAATTACCATATACATCTAAATCTGCTTGTGTAATTAGATTTAATGGTATATATGTACCAGCTATTGTGTTTATAGCGGTTTGTATAGCATCTGAGTAATATGATATTGATGGACCACCATATGTATACCAAAATGTCATTAATAATACAGGCTTTTTATTTATAAAGCATATATTAGGATGTCCACTATCCCCAGCTCGTGCATTCTTAAATGATAATACAGCACCTTCATTTGAGGAAAATACAGTATTGTTATAAGTCCAAGTAGGATCTGCTGTCCAAAAAGATGTACTATACGAACCTGGGGTAATATCTTGATCTTGCGAGATCCTATAACCATGAATCCACGGCGGTATTTTTGTAGCTGAATTAGCACAAATTAATGAGTTAGGTAGTATATAAAACCCCGGGAAAGCTGAAACAGGAAGTGCAGGACTAAGTTCGTATAATGCTATATCACCACTATTAGCTATAAGTGTTTTACTTATAATATTTGTATTATATATTTTAGAGGGATTATTAAAATCTCTAAAATATACAGCCCGTGGTAGTGGTGTGCCGGGAGAACCTGGATCTAAGTGATTTGCTGTAATAGCAAATCTCGGATGTATTATATTTGTAGCGTAATCATTTCCTGCAAATCCGTTATAATTATTTAGCACCGATAAAGGCCACGTGTACATACTATTTGTATTCATACCAAAAGCAGTATTTAATGCTCCATAATAAGAGTTTTGAAATGTACCATCACTAAGTGGTATATAAAAAGAATAGGGTTGTCTTTTACCTGAAAGAGGATCTGTAACAGTTTTATATTGTTCCATTAAAAGCGTGTTAGACTTTGTGGGTATAATATCATATAGAGGAATTGAGGTAATATTATATGCAGATAAGAGTTTAAACACTATTTCTGCAGGAAAAGGATTATTAGTAAACTTCCAAGTTGTAGGGTGACATACTCCACTTGAATTTATATTCGAGGTTAAAACATTTACCTGTGTTGTACTTAATGCATTAATAAAATTAAAATTACTGACAGTAGAACCACTTAGATTTGTTAATATTGTTGATTTATTAAGATTAGTAAAATCTATATAAGAGGTGCTTAATGGTATATTTGATGAATTAAAATAATAATAGTCGCCAACTGTTTGGTTAGCAGAAATTGTAGGATATATATTAGTTGAGGAAAGAGATAAAGTTGTTATTTTAAGACCTGTTAGTGTATTAGATGTTAGAGTTAAATTAAATGTTGTTAATACTGATACATTCTGATTAAATGTAAAATTTAAACTAAGATAAGGGCATCTATTATAAGGATATCGCGCATTACTACTACTCGTGGGTATATTAAAAGTTGTATTAAATTGCTTGATAGGGTCACTTATGTTAAAATATATAACATTAGCTTGTGTTGAGTAATTTGTCCAGCTAGTATCTAGATTATATGTAATATAGCAATTTACGGATGTTAATAGAGGATTATTAGCAAATGTAATGCTTGGCCGAAAATAAGTAGTATCACGGGGAAAACCTTTAAGATAATACCCAACACCCCAAAACATGTAACTACTTAAAGATATATCTGTTAAAACATTATTACCTGTAACAGCAATATTATTTGTCCCTAAAAAAGGCATCAAAATAGTATAATTACTATTTTGTATAGAATCATAGTATGTACTAACTACAGGTACAATTGTGGTATCTGGAAAACTAAAATTAATAGTTTTAAATTGACTATCTCTAATTTTAATTATTTTAAGTGCATCCTTATAGTTGTAGAATCTTTCTACTACATTCCAATTACCAGATAACCCTCCACCCATATTAATATATGTGGAACAAGATTGACCTAGATCGATCGCCCAAAAATCCGATCGTAGATAGTTAAGTGTATACGTATTTGGTATAATAACGTTAGATAAATAAAAGGAAGTAGTTAAAAAATTATACATAATTATTAAAAGGGTGTACCGTACGTTCTGCCGTAATACCATGTATTAAAGGCTGTATCTACCGGTACGAATTCAAAAGCGCTTAATAGAGGTACTACAGATTCATTTACACCTATAATAGTACCAGTTCCACCAGCAAAGGTTATTTCCTGTAAAATTTGTTCTGCGTAGACTATCGATACTACAGGTCTATTAGGAGTATTACCTAGGTAGTTATCTTTACCAGAAGCTGCTATATAGACTGCAGTTCTACTAGCAAATGTCCTAGCGTCAGGACCATCCGCATCAATCGTAGCATTTCGTACACCGTATGATATCATTGAAGTAATCCTGTTAAGAGAAACACACTATCACCTACTCTACCAATAGATGCTACTGCACCAACACCTGCTGTTGTATATAAGGAGTTATACGAAACTAGTCTAGCATTATAACCTGAAGATAGATTAATTGTTATTGTACCTGTGCTTAGTTGTGCTACTGTTGTATTTGCACCAACTGTATTTAAAGCGCTATCAATCCATGCAGTTATATTCTGTGTACCACTATATATTAACATCTTTGCGTTATAGTCTACATGAGATATTATAAAACTATTGGAAGCGCTTATTGTGTTTAGATATGTACCATTTAAATTAACAAGAAAGCTAGAAAGCGTATTGACTGTTGCACGCTTTGTTTCTACTTCGTTATCCACTATAAGATAATCAGTTCCAAGTACTGTAGTAGCAGTATTAAGTTGTGATATTAATTGGTCATCCATACATATATTTATAATAACACACACGTAGTGGTGTAGCTTTAAGCTAATATCATTGATACTATTAAATAATATAGTAATGGCTTGTAATACTACTAGACAAAACTGCCCACCGAGTAGCGTATTTTCTGCTATGGCATCTCCCGGTTGTAGTCAGTTCGCAAACCCTGCTAATTTCCAAGCAGAGCAATTTGTTTATAGTGCGGCGTTTAGAGATTCTATAAACAATTTTGGTATACCTGTAGACTACTATATTAATACATATAATATTAATACAGCTGATAACTTATACGGTGAACAACCTACAGCTATATTTTATGGTCCTATATCATTAATGATGTATGTTGAATTATCTGAAAACTCTATTAATCTATCTAAATTTGGTTTTGCTTCAGATGATGAAATGACAGGCTTTTTACATATACAAACATTTACTAATGCAATATGCGGTAAAGAGTATTTTGTTCAAACATCAACTGGCGAACTACTTACTGTAGAAGAATATTCAGATACATTTAACTTAGTAGTATCAGATAAAACACTACTTCAACCTTATTTAAATAGTAATCAAGCAGTTGAACCTAAATCAGGTGATCTTATACAGTTATCACCTTTAGGCTGCGATAGACCAAATGGAAGAGGTGCTAAAATATTTGAAGTAACAGAGAGAATGGATCAAGATGTATCATCTATTAACCCCATGCTTGGTCATTATGTATATAGACTAAGAGCTAAACGATATGAATCTTCATTCGAACCAGGAGCTCCTAAAGAACCACAAAATCAACAAGTATTTGAAAATGCTTTTTCTGGTAAGGTATCTTCTACTATACCTGGAGAAGTGCCATCTAATCCTAAATCGTATCCAGGAGATATTAATACCGAGTCACAGACAAAAGTGTTTGATATGACTGCTAATGAAACAGATATATACGGAACGTATTATTAAAATAAAGGAGCTGGTGCTACCTGTTTAGCCGTTATATATGATCCACTGGTTATTGTAACAGGAATAATTCCGGGGGATACTGTACTATGAAATAATGTTATAACTGTAGGACTATAAACTGTTAATAACAATTTATAAGAAGTTGGACGATTAAACATATTATATAGCCCTTGACTAGGATTACCTACTATAAATGTAGATAGTGTATTATTTATATTTGACATATATACCCCTGTACCCGGAGTATTAACGGGTATACCCGAACTGTATGGTAAATACCCCATACCTAATGAAGTAACAGGGTTAGAAGCAGATAAAGTAAAATCTATAGTCCATATACCGGTGCTGGATAAGGTAGAAGTATTATTACCAGTTGTATAAGGATAAATTAATGCAGTTACAAAATAAACACCAGAAGATAATGTTAATGTTATACCTGATGGAACATAGGCAGAGGTAGCAAAAACAGTAGTAGAATCCGATGTTAATATACTGGTATATGTGTTACCATATCTCATATCCCCATAACCTCTATTAATTATATCACTACTTAAAGTAGTGATTTGGCTTGCAGCAATAAACTGATTATTAATAGTTAAATTACCTGTTAAGTTTATATTACTTAAAGTAGGAGATGCTGTAGAATCTGTATTGGATAAATCTGATAAAGCATGAAGAGGCATATATTTATTTTATATTTAAAGTGTTGGTCTTGCTATTATAAATGAACCTCTATGACAAATTAGTAAAGCAGGTGGTGATGTGGTAGAAGTAGGGGTAGCAGTAATAAAAATTCTTGTATTATTATTATAAATTTTTAAAGAATAATTAGCTATATAATATTTAGCACCAGTATCACCAGCAGAATAAGCAAATGTACCTTGCGATACGGCACTAAGAGATATTCGCATACTTTTTTGACTAGATTGTACAGTAGAATAAGCTTGTATTGTACCGAGTGTACTGGGTAAGGGTGATATAAAACTTCCCATAATATCTATAGTATCCGTAGCAGATAAACCATGTCCATAAGAAGGTGCTCCTCCAGATAAATTCTGAAAAAATATTTTTGATTCGACAGTATATGTACCTGCATTTAGAATCAAAGAAATACCCATCTCGGTATATGTAAGGGGTGTAGTATATAAATTACCCACAATACTATCAGCAGATAATATACTCATATATATATTACCATATCTTTTATCAGCAGTAGCTTTAGTAACTACACTACTACTTAAAGTTAATACTTGATTAGGAGCATATATTTGGTTATATACTGATAAATTATTAGTTATAGTCAACCCACTAATAGTAGGAGATGATGTAGAATCCACATTAGATAAATCTGATAAAGCATGAAGAGGCATATATTTATTTTATTTATTATTAACCAACTTGTGTGGCTATCATCCATGATCCCTTGTACATTGTTACAGGATTACCTACAGTTAATGTATTTTGAAAATACAAAATATAAAACCTACAAGGTGTATTTACAAATATAGTTGTTTGATGTAAGAACATTCTACCCCCATTTAATGCTGCTGTATCAGAAAATGTGTTACCATTAACTCCTGATATTGGAGTTAAAGAAGTTGTATTTATATTTATAATAGTTCCACCTAAAGCTGCCGTAGCCCATGTACTTCCTATAGGTGCTGTAGTAGGCTGTTTAATACCTGTTACAATAATATTAGCATCAGTAACACTAGTTGTACAATTAACATTAGTTGTAATAATACTCATTTTTAATCCAGTAGCTGTAGTAGAATTTAAATTATTACCGTAACATAGTGAATCTATTATGTATACTCCGGTAGAAAGGGCTAAGTATAAGGGACAAGCAGATAATATGTCAGCATACCCCATAGCATTATTATCAATAGGAGGTCCGTCAGCAGATAATATATTTACAAACATATTACCATACCTTTTATCTGCTGCATACTGAGTCATTACACTACTACTAAGTGTAGCTGTCTGGTTAGGAGCATATATTTGATTATATACAGATAAATTATTAGTTATAGTCAACCCACTAATAGTAGGAGATGATGTAGAATCCACATTAGATAAATCTGATAAAGCATGAAGAGGCATATATTATATTGAAGTTGTTGTTAAGGCTCCACTATTATTAACTGTTATTCTCCATCTTGAACCATTAGGAGATTTAATAATTAACCCACTAGCTATATTTATTGCTTCAAAATCTGTATTGGTATATATAGAACTTGTAGCACTTATATTACCAACTACAGTTTGATTGGTGGAAAAATTATTATTAACATTTTTATATACACCGTTAGTTACAGTATCAGCATTACCTGTAACACTACCTGTTAAGTTACCTGTAACACTACCTAAAATATTTGCTTGTAGTGTATCAATTTTAAATGTAGGTCCTGTAACATCAATTAAGTTAGTATCAGCTGGTTCCGCTGTAACGC